CCTCAGGCACCATTTGACTTTTAATATCAAATAAGCTATAATATAATAGTTGAAGAGATAACAAAGGATATATGATGGCCAAGTTTTTTGTTTATGTTTCTATTGTAATTGCAGCGATCTTTATGCTTGTTACTGGAGCAAAGGCTGAAGAGGTAACAATCGTAGTAGATATCTCAGAACAAACAATGTATGTGGAGACTCCAACCGATTATTTTGAGTGGGATGTTTCTACAGGTCGTAAGGGTTTCTCTACGCCTCGTGGCATCTATCAGCCATATTATCTTACCAAGATGCACTACTCCAGCAAGTACAACAATGCCCCAATGCCTCACTCTATTTTCTTCCATGGAGGATATGCTATCCATGCAACAGACGCCATAAATAAGTTGGGTCGTCCTGCTTCTCATGGTTGTATTCGTTTGCATCCGAGAAACGCTCGTTGGCTTTTCCGACTTGTTAAGGACTATGGCGCAGATAATACTACGATTTATATTCAAGATTAGGAAGGTTGGCTGAGCGGTCGAAAGCAGCGGTTTGCTAAACCGTCGTACTTCGCTAGAGGTACCAAGGGTTCAAATCCCTTACCTTCCGCCATTAATGTGGAGTTATTATGGGTAAACTTATAGATAATTGGTATTGGGTTTTCGATGTTCCCAAAAGAAATGTTGTAACAGCTGTTGACGATTTTTTAACTGATGAAGAGATAAATCGTTTAATTGAATGGGGGCAAGATAATTTGTCCCCTTCAACTATGGGAAATGGAAGGTTTAACTTCGATCTCAAGATAGCAGACAGTGCAAGGCTAAATGTCGAAGGGTTTGAAGACATTTACAACAAACTAGAGAAAACAGTACAGTTAATAAATTCTAAACATTATAACTATTTGATCTCAAAATTCGAGAAGCTCGAATTGCTTAGGTATAATAAGGGTGGACACATGGCAACCCATATCGATTCTCCGTTCAATTCTACAGTAAAGCTTTCGTGTATAATACCCTTAACCAATCAAGGAATTGATTACGAAGGCGGCGACTTCATATTATATGATGGTAACAGACCGATCACTGCGAATAACGGCAGACATAAACTTGATATGAAAAAAGGCTCTCTAGTTTTTTATCCTGGATATATGTTACACGAAGTTACACCTATTACCTCTGGAACAAGAATGATGCTAGGAACTTGGGTGTACGGAGAAAGGCCATATATGTGAAACCTTTTTAAGAAGTAAATAATTCTATCACTCTATTAACATACCGAGAACGCTCCATGACGAAAGTCTGGGGCGTTCTTTCGTTATCTACAGTTAAAATAATTACAATTTGAGGAACAGATATGCTGTAGATGCGTTCAAACATCATTGAGTATACAGTTGACTGTAGGAAATAGCTTTCAATCCATTCCTCTTTCTTTAACTTTTTCGATGTTTTAAAATCAATGATAGAAACTTTTCCGTCATATTCAGCTACCAAGTCTGTTCTACCAGCGCAACCAAGTGCCTTAGAACACAACGGTAGTTCTACTCCGAGAATATTATCTACATGGGCGTCCAGCGCGGACTTGATAGGTTGGAACGACTCGACATTAACAGGCATCTCATTTTGATAAATGTTCTCTTCATTGAGAACATAACGCTCTGCTATCTTGTGAATAGAGTTTCCCCTACGTGTTGATTGCGCAGAGATCCTGTTAGCTTCTTCCTCACCAACCCTCTTGCGCCATTCTAACAAAGCAGTTTTATCGAGTTTCTCTGATAAAATTGTAGTGACTGACTTGAGCTTAGTTACGCCATCGGGCAGCACATAGTAGCGCTGCCCGTTGATTGTTTGTGTTGTCAAACTGATCTGAGGGACCAGTGTATGTTTAAATTCTTTACGCGACAATTCCTAATCTGTCCTTCCATATAATATAATCTTTCACCATGGAACTACGGACTATATCATTTTCATCAAAGTCTATAAAAGCAAAAGATTTCATTTTGTCAACAATTCTCATAAACTGAGGCAATCCATTTTTTTCATGATCTTTAGTAAAATCAGATTGCCTAAAGTCGCCTGAGAATATAATCTTACAGTTCTTACCTACGCGAGTAATTACTGAATCAAGTTCATGTAGTGTCATGTTAGCGATTTCATCAACAATAATAATGCAATTGTTGAGAGTGATACCACGTATAAAAGAGGTAGAAATAAAATCAACCAACCCCTTTTGCTTGAGGTATTCATATGAATCTCCACGCCCAAACAGTTCTGTACATATTGCATAGTACGGAGCTTCATACACCTTGGCTTTTTCTTTAGAATTGCCTGGAAGAAATCCCATATCTCTAGTAGGCACAACACTTCTAACAATTATAACTTTTTTATACGGACCATCCACCTCAGTTATAATTTGTTGGAGCGCAAGATACATGGAAATAAAACTTTTACCAGTACCTGCTATACCATGAAGCATTAGGTTTTTGCCTGCATCATAGGCTTCAAAAGATTCTCTTTGGTGTTTAGTTAGTGGTTCTATTTTTTTTAATTGGAAGTTTAGCTTTTCTTGATAGCTGTTATCATTATTGTTATTATTATTTTGCCTAATAAGTCTTTTTTCTTTTCTTGATAGCTTTTTCTTTTCTTCCATTTTGTCCTACTAAAAAGTATTAACTGTACTCCTTGTGATACCTCTAGAATTTCTTCTTTTAATATCTTTCAGCAAGTCTCGGAAACCGTTATCCGGCTTTCCCAATCCTCTGCCTGAATGGATTAACGGAGCACCGTTAACTAATTGTGTTATGTTTTGATTGCTCTTGAGGTATTCATCAAGATCAGATATGGTCATAAAGTCTTCAAACTCTTCGCCAGTATCATTGTTTATGAATCTATATGTTGGCATCATTCCCAATCATTATTTTCGTCATTTTCAATTAGTACACTAATGTCTTTAGTTCTTAGTGCACGCTCAATTCTTCGTTGCTTACGTTTATCTACTTTATTCTTATGATCTATGTATTCATCTTCATCGTCGTAAGAATAATCGTTCTTTTTAAATTTACGCAGCGTTTGTTTGCTCATTTAGAATAAGTCCCGGTAATGCCTCTGTTACGTGTTGAATTGTAATGCCCTTCATAGGCTTCTTGTCCTTGAAAAGGCAAATCATCTCTGCATCCTTTGGCGCTATACGTTCTAGAAATTCTACGAACATAGTTTCGCGCTTCATCGAAGGGAGATTATCGTGAAATCCTTTGATAAAGTACCTTAGCTTTTCACAATCTTTAATAAGAACGTGCTCTTGGTCTACTAAATCATTGGGTTTGTATGGTGGTGTTCCTTCTGGTAACTCCCACTGTACATTAGGATCATATCCTGCTTGGAGTACAATTCTCAAAACAAGACTATCATTTGCTCTGATAGCATCAATCTTTTCTTGAGTTCTCTTTAACTTACCTACTTTTTCTAGGAACTCAGCTACACCAATTACCATTAAAATTCTCCAATATGTTCAGTTAAATTGCGAAGTCTATTCGCGATAAAATAATTCATCAGCTTTGAACGATCTTTATTATCCTGCGAGTAATAAGATTCCATTACCTTCAAACGAATATCTTCTGGAACATGGTCCAAGTCGATAAGCTGTTCGTTACGGAAGTAATTACGAGCAATGTTAGTTTCCATCTCATTTGGTTGAATCTTGAGATAGTATTCGATTTTCTTAGCAGTAAGCGGACGCTGACGCTCACCGATAACAAAACAGTTGTCAGAAGAAAGAATGTTGGGAACACCATCACTAGAATCTCCCTTCAAGATATGTTCTCTCTTGTACGAGAAAGGATCAGGGTGAACGATCCACTTTTTGCGAGTAGGATCATACTGCTTGACGTTGCCGTAGGAATGCAGTTGAATAAAATCTTTGTCGCCAGAAAGAATTAATACCTTACTTTCTTGGGGAGCATCCTGCAATGCTGCTGAGAATACCAGTGTAGCAATGACGTCATCTGCTTCGGCAGACTCAATATCAATTACTCTGTAAGGGAAATATTCTTTTAGCTCAGAACGAATCTTATTCAGGCATTCGAATACTGCCTTCCAGTCAACTTCTGACTTTTCTTGAGCTTTCTTTCTATTGGCCTTATAGTAAGGAAATACTTTCCTGCGCCAATAATTCGTATTATCGCAAGCGATAACTAATTCTCCGTACTCTGAGAAAAATTTAGTTCTGTATGAACGCAAGGAATTTAGAATCATATGTCTTACCATATTTTCTTCTATCTGTGCGTTAGTATGGTTGCCAAGTTGCATTAATAGATTCGAAAGCATAACTTGATTAAGGTCAACAATAATCATAATATCACCTATGAAGATTAATCTTCTTCTTTCAATTTAATATTTAAGCTGTTAACTATATTTAGTGTTTCAGGCTCTTTATCATCGGCTTCGAAAACATTCTTAGCTAATGTTTGAAAAGGATGTTCGATTCCATAAAACTTACACATAAAAGATCTAATCGATTCTACAATCAAAGCACCATCCTTTATTGATTCATCTTCTGATGGATCTTCTTCATCAAGCGAAAATCCGGAAATATCTAACTGGTTGAATATCATTGGAATAACATTCGTCAATGTTTCTTGAATATGAAATTGTTTCATCATGTCCAAATTGTGTGATATATTTTCCGGTGTGACATTTTGTTTAGGGCCAGAGTAAGGTTTCGGGAAGGTTACTACATTGTTGCTAATCATTTATAATCCAGTCTTATACATTGTTATTATACCATCCTTTTGTATATTTGTCAATGTATTTATTAATTTAGCAACTAGATATAATCGTCGATCCTTGTTCAACGAATTTGAAGTCATAAACCTTACAGCTAGATTCGTGAGTAACAGCATGGATAACTTTTTCTCTGTGGTCAGGTTTCACATAGAATAAAAAGAATCCTCCACCGCCAGCGCCAAGCAGTTTGCCGCCAATAGCTCCAGCCTTCAAAGCTTTGTCGTAGATAACATCGAAATAATCGTTGGTGATCTCTTTTGCCAATCCCTTTTTGTCCATCCAAGCATCATGAAACAATGCTCCGAAATCGTCAATCAAACCAGCAGAGAAAAGATTAGCCCCAACGAAAGCTCTATCTCTGTTTCGTGCTACTAGCTTGAATTTATCTTTTTCGTCCATAGCTGCAGCTTGTTTTTGTAAAATACTATTAGCTGATCTACCACGACCACTATAGATAAGCAGGAGATTGTTCTGTAACTTGTTCCAACTTTCATTATTGTTAACAACAGGTTTAACAGTTACCACATCATCTGTTTCAAATTGAAAAACGTTTAACCCACCATAAGCTGCTGCATATTGATCCTGTTTACCAACAGGAAACTTACACATATTTCTTTCAATATGATATGCTGTTTGTGCTAAATGTTCTCTGGTGTAGTTACCTTCAGCCAAACAATTTAGCAATCCTGTAGTAAAGGCTGAAGAAGAACCAAGACCAGAACCCCTCGACAAAATATCAGAGATAGAAGCAATTGTTACATCGTTGTCGATATTAAAATGCTTCAAGCTTTCTCTTGTAATAGCATGCTGCATAAGTTCAATGTCAGCTGTTTGCTCAATTGTATCATACATTGTTTTGATACCAAGGTGTGGAGTTTTGTGCATCATAACATATATGTACTTGTTGATTGTAACTGACAGAGCAGCACCTCGTTCTCTAAGAAAGAACGAGGGCATATCACTACCACCGCTGAAGAAGCTGATACGTAGAGGAGTTCTGGAAATAATCATAGATGGTTAGTCCTGTAAATAAACATTTCCTTCTTTGCCTTTCGGCTGTCGACAGTAGGGTATCTCCACTTTAAATCGCCAAGCATTGTTTCCCACTGCCCAACAATTCTGTTGATATTATATCTACTATCAACATAGATCTTGTTAAAGTTGATCATGTTTTCATAATTGTCAGAATTAATCATTTGAATAGCAGCACCCAAATGCTGTACCAAAATTTGTCCATGATGATTTCTGTCTTCCATGTCGCCGCGATACATGATATTCAACATACCAGAAGTTTCAGGCAATGCACCATAGCTTGTATGGACGCAAACCAAACCAGCAGACATAGCTTCTAGCATAGCACGACAGCTAGTTTCCTGCCAAATAGAAGGATAAGCGAAAATGTGACACTTGTTGATAAACTCTTTCAGTTCCGCATTAGGTTTATAGCCATGATACGTCATTTGCGGATGGTTACGAATTTCATTATACAATGGTTCGTACTGCTTGTCCATCTGATCCCAACCATAAATCTTAAAGCTAGAGAAAACATGCAAGTGAATGTTGGGATTATTTTGCGCCAAGAACTTAAACACAGGTACAAGAATCTCTAAACCTCTCTGTGGTGTAGAAGTGTACACAATGTGAATTTTACCATCATCAGGTTTATTTAATGCTGATTGTGGAGCGGGTTCAATACCAGATTCAATAACGTCTGACTTACCATCATACTTAACGCCATGAAATAGCTGATAACGTTGAAACTGCCAGTTTGAAATAAAAATGTACTTGTGTATATTTCTTTGGAACTCAGCATCTTTAAACTTGGCTGACTCAGGATCTTCAGGCAAATCATGACACCAAAACACTCGAAGCTTTTCTGGCTGATATTCTCTAAGCCGAGAACAAATAATCTGACTTTCCTGTAGAAGTTCTGGGTTGATTAACTCAGCTAGTCTGCGCTTGGCGATTTCAGTTCCGCCATTAGCATTCTTGGAAATTTCGTTTTCTTCAAATCCACTCATAGAACATATCCCGACTTTTGTGCATCATTGTAAAACATTTGAACAGTTTCCATCGAGTATTCTTCGAGGTTCTTGTTCTGTAATGAAAACTTCTTGATCTGATCAGGAGTCATCGTAATGATGTCACAACCAGAACGGTAAGCTTGAGTGTAATTAAACACTTCGCGACAAGAAGCCCAAAGGAAATTAGCCTTTGCGTCTCTGTCTAAACTCAAACACTTAGTAACGATCTTTTCTGGATCACGTAAAGTGTCAGCAATTCTACCAGCGAAAATAGAAATAATTACTGAACCAGTTACATCTTGAATTTGCTCTAGAATATCCATTGTCTGATGCTCTGTAAACACAGCAGTAACATTTACGTTGATGCCGTCTCTAGCAAGATCGCCAATAAGATTGTAGTTAGAAACTCCCTTGGTGTTCATTACAGGAATCTTAACATATACCTTGAAGTCGTACTTGTCTCCCCAACCTGCAATAATCTTTGCCTGACGAAGCATTTCGTCTTGCTCGTCAGCAAAAACTTCTAAGCTGATGTTTGTATCAGGTCTAATATCTTTTAAGTGAGGGATAATATCGTTGGCAAACTTTGAAAAGTCTGTGACTCCAGCAGCCTTCATCAAGGTAGGATTGGTAGTAAATCCCTTGATGTTCTTGTTCATTGCTGCATCTATAATACCATTATAATCTGCGCCATCGGCGTACACATCAATCATTCATAACTCCTAAATTAAAAAGCTTGCCCGCCATAAACTATCAGTAATATAATCAGGCTTTATATCACCATACTTATCTTTGTAATCTTGTTTAAGATTCCACTCTTTGTTTTCTAACCACTTATCATTTACCCATATTGTATTTATACCAGCCCTGTTACCAGCAATTATATCTTTGTCACTATCGCCAATAAAATAACATTGTACAGGATCAGCATCGTAATATTCCAAACCTCCCAACAACATACCAGGATTAGGTTTGTAGTCTGGTGCACCTCTAGTATGAGCCATGTACAATTCATCAATTTCAAAATCTGATCTGATCTTGTTATGGATTGCGTTTAGATTATCCCAAGTCATATAGCCATCTTTAACGTCTGGCTGATTAGTTGCTATGATTATAATATAACCTTTATTTTTAATATTATAAAAAGCTTCTTGAACCTTAGGTAGGTATTCAAACTGTTCTAAGGTCCATGGCGCACAAGCAGTTATACCATCACGAGGAATTAACTTGTTAATTACACCGTCTCTATCAATGAAACAAATTTTTACCATTTAGTAGAGTTTTCTTGTAATTTAGGATTTGAAACGATACAATGCCAAACAACAGCTTGAAATGCTTCGCTATGAGGAGTAATTCGTTTAGGTTCAACATCAGGCACAACTACGCAAAGATCCGCATTCTTAGCAATGTAACCATCCTTTTTACCAACAATACCAAACACCTGTCCTCTGTTTGCCTTAGCAAATTGAGCAGCATTAATGATACCAACAGAAACATTCTTTTCCTTATCACCACCACCAACTGACAAAACAAAGATAGCATCGTTTTCGCCAAAGTTGCTGACAGCAAGGTATCTGTCAAATACAGTATGAAACCCTTCATCATTTGTACGAGCAGTCAACTCAGGCACGTTGTCAGTTGGACAATAAGCTTCAATGTTACATAGCTTACGTAGGTCATTGACCATGTGAGAAGCATTACCAGCGGAACCACCTACGCCAATAACAAATACACGACCATTTTTTTCTCTAAGAATATTTAATTCTGTAACAATCTTTTCAATTGTGTTCTTATTAATTTGCGATGCTATATTTACAACTTCTTCGAAAAATTGATCACTGAAACTCATTTCAATCTTCTCCTCAATTCGCTTGAACTATAATTATGTAGTCTGCTATTGTAGTGAATTCGGATTTCTCTTCGTTCACAAATATCTTCACCTGTTAAACAAGTGCCTTCATATTCTTGGCCAACGAATCTAACATGTATATCTTCTATAGCCAGAAGGTTTATTAAATCTTCTTCGGTTTCATACGGAATCACTTCGTCAACGTATGTGCATCCCCTCAACTGTATATATCTTTCATATACAGATTGAACAGGTTTGTTTTTCTCAGGTCGATCTTTTGATGGATCGACCTGAAGACCAACTACTAGATAATCGCAGTGTTGCTTACACTCCGCAAGCATCGCTACATGACCAGCATGTAATAGATCAAATGTGCTGCAGGTGAAGCCAACTACCAACACATTATGCCTGTCTAGTTAGATATGTTTGGCGTACGCTTGTTGCTCCGAAATATTCCTCGACAAGACCAATAACAACATCATTATCATAAGTCTTGCAAGAGAAGATATCGAAGTATGCAGTGTTATCTTCTTCAACGAAATGGACGCATATATTACTGGTCTCAATAAGCTGAACTAATGTATACCCTTCCTTACCACTATGACCGAACTTAACGATCTGTGGCTCACCATAAGCAACCATGTCAATATCCTTGACAAGCTGCTTGGCAAAATTATAAATGTTTTCTTTGCTTCTGATTGATTTTGGGTTAAGTCCAGCGCAATCGAGAATTAGGTGATAACCCCAGTATGACATACCATTTTAACTCCTATTAGTTGTTGAAAAATAGTTATTGAATTTGATCAATAACCGTCGATAACCTGTAGGTACTCTACAGAGTCTATTCTGAATGAACGCCATCCACCTTTTTGGACATCCCATGCAGCAATTACATTAGGATTCTGTTGGTGAAATTCTTTTTCTTCAGATTGTTCTTGGATATTTTCGTTGTAGGATTTTGGTAAATGACCTGGCATCAAAGTGCAACGCATAAGCCTTTGTTCACCATTGATTTTATTGAAAGAAACCTCAACAACATTTTCTCTCAAATCTTTAAGAATAGTATCACGATTATACATATTATATTCCTTCAGTTAAGAATTTTCTGCTCTCTTGTAAAGTGTTATTTAACTTTTCTTTAAGCTGAACATAACCACCAATATTAAAGCCATCAACGACAATGACAGGAAACGTTTTGGCTTCAGGAAACATTTCTAGAAGAGTTTCGCGTGTAAAATCTTCACCTAATTTCATTTCAGTAAAGGAAATACCCTTGCTTGTTAAAAGCAACTTGGTGTTGGTGCAGTAAGAACAATTATCTTTGGTGTACAAAATTACATTCATCATAACCTCTATTATAATACCATTTTGATTATTAGTAAAGCTTTATTTATCTGTTAATAGAATTCTACAATCTCATCCGCAATACCATACTTAACTGCTTCTTTAGCAGTAAGCCAAACATCTTCTGGCGGCAATAAATAAGTTTTGATTTGCTTGTCAGTTAATCCTGTACATCTTTTATAGTGTTCTATAATTCTCTCTTGTGTGTTGTTGAACTCTTTAACGCGAGCCATAAGCTCATGTTCTTTGCCCCAAGAACCCCAGCTGAATTGGTGTGATAAAATTGCTGTGTTTCTGGTAATAAATCTTTTGCCCTTTTCACCTGCGATAAAAGTTAACAATCCGCAGCTGGCAATTTCTCCAAGTCCGTAAGTATATACAGGTATTTTTGAACCTTTTATAGTATCAATTAACGCGAAGGCTGAATTAACTTCTCCGCCAGGAGAGTTGATTATCAACTTCATCATCTTCGGTCTATCTTTGATAATTAAGTTTCTTTCAATAATAAACTTGATCAAGTCGCCAGTAGATTTAGAATTGAAGTCCTCGTTGAAGAGATAATAGTGATAATCTTCAATTGAGGGGATAGTTGGTTTTTCTTCTTTTATAATCATTCTTTTCCCCTGAAAAAAGTAGTAGGAGTTTCCCCCTACTACTTATTGTGTTTTACAATACTTTAATTGTAACTACGCATACACCCTTACAACCGATTTTTCTAGCTGCAGCTCTAGAAAGATCAAGTGACCTACCTTTAATGAATGGTCCACGGTCATTGATCCGAACTATTACAGACCTACCCTTATAAGTGACTCTTACTTTAGTGCCGAACGGCAGAGTCCTATGGGCGGCGGTGAGAGCATTAGGATTAAATTTTTCGCCATTTGCGGTAATTTTGTGCCTACTGCATTCTCCGGGTTTAGCGCAATCGTACCACGATGCCTTTACTTTGCCAGCATCAGCAGTAGGAACGTTAACAAACATAAATCCTACTGCAAGTAGTGAGAATAATAACTTTGACATTATTATCTCCTTTCTTAGTTGGTGCGCCCGATAGGACTCGAACCTATACTCAGACAGTTATGAGCTGTCAGCTTCACCTTTAAGCTACAGGCGCGTTGGGTTTTGCTATGTATAAACATAGCGCGAAATTACACCTTTCGGTGCAATACCGGAATACCAATATTATTTATAGAAGCGGAGATTGTTGCGTATGACAAGGATGCTTATGCCAATGACATAAGCACCCAGAATTGTCGGGATAATAAAATCCATTAAGCTGCATCCTGCTTATGGTTAATGTGCTGAATAGCGTCCTTGTAACGGTCAGCACAGTAGCTGGCAGCCCAAGCGTTTGGCTTGACCAAAGGTATGATGTTACACATACCACGGATGTAACCAACAGCTTCGTTGATAACGCATGAAGAACCGTGTTCCTTGTTTGGATTAATGTCCAAGTGGATTTCAACATCACGGTTTTCAAGAACGTCATGAAGGTCCATGTAAAGTTGAGCGGTCTTCATAACTTCGTTCATCAGACGCATACGAGGCTTATCCTTTTGCTGATCATAGTCGCGCTCACGCACGATACCACCAAACACACGACAACCATTCTTACCGTTTTTGTGAACAACTACAACGTTGATATAGTCTGCATGCCAAACACCGTTGATCTGAAAACGTTCTGAGTCACCACCAAGATAAACTTTAGTTTCTGGTGTTTGAGCGTCGATAAACGTCTTTACTTCTGCGATGTTTAGTTCTTTCCTGATCATAATACACCTTTATTAGATTGGATAGATTGGAGCGGGGTACGGGACTCGAACCCGTTTCACTAGCTTGGAAGGCTAGAGCACAACCCATATACCAACCCCGCAATTGTCTAGTATTTAGGGGGAATTTCTTCCCCCTCTTTTAGTAGTCGTAACGATCGTTCATTACTGCCTTCAACATGATCCCTTCAGGTGTGAAGTTTTCCATGTTACCGGACAGAACCGCCTTAACGATGGCTGGAGAGAAACCAGAAACAAGAGCAGTATCGCGCTTGTCGAACTTAACAGGAACGTTGTCCTTTGCGTTAAGGTTCCAGAACACGATCTTAGGCACCTTGTACCCAGCAGCTTCGAACTTACGCTCGATCATTTCCATCGCTGAGTCGTCGAAACGAACACAAGCATTGAACTGCATATCCGAAAGGATCAACAGCATGTCAGGCATTTCCTCCTGAGGCACATTACCCTTGACTGCGACATCAAGGATCTTACGCATTGCTGCGTGAAGATTAGTGCTCATACCCCATTCTGAAGCTGACATCTGCTGGATCTTACCCAGAATGTTGCCCTTCAAGTGCATAAGCTCAGGCTTGTCAGAGAAAGTCAAGAACGTATCCTTGAACTTACCCTTGTTCTTGTCTGCAAGGTAAAGACCAAGCGAAACAGAAACATCAAGACAAGTAGTCAACGACTTAGAGCCGTAACCACCTGCAGGTGACATCATTGAGCCAGAGACGTCGACGATTGGCAGGATGTTCGCATCACCAACGTAGTTAGGCAAAGCCTCCCACTGAGCCACGATGTGGTCAAGGTTGGCCTTTTCATAGCTCAGTCGGTATGCACCGATAACACCCTTCAGTACATCGTATGGGTACACTGCTCCAGCGTTAACCTTTGCAGTTGGATCACCCTTTACGAGCTTCTCCACCCATTCCTTGTACTTTGGCGTATGACGAGCAAACGCCTTCTTGTAACGTGAGGACGCAACAGAAGGAACGTGGTTGAAGTTGATTTCATCCCACTTGTTCGCACACATGTTCTGCTCGACAACCTTAGTCAGTTCGACCAGACGCTTACGGTAGTACTTTGGAGTCCAACCAAGGAACGAACGCAGACGAGCCGCATCCTCACCCTTACGTGGCATCCACTTAGCACACAGACCATTGCCTGCATCCAAAGCATCCTTGATCAAAGTGAACGCAACTGCCTCAGCAGCTGAGTCCTTGTCAAAGACCAACAGGTCGTCCCAACGACCAAGCTCAGGGATCTTGCGCATCAAAGCTATAGCGCGGTCCTCGTCCTTGAGAACAAGCTCACGGAGAATGTCGCGGAACACCTTACGCTCACCAGCGCCGCCACGAACGTCGCGAGCCCAAAGAGCGATACGTGCAGCAAGATCCTGGTTCTCTACATACGCAGCAGTGAACGCAGGAACTACGTTCTTACCACGCATAGCGCCGACGTTGAAGAACAAATCAACGCAAGCGGAAGCAGTAGAAGCTCGAGCCTTCATACCGTTCTCGGTACGAGCTTCCTGGTTCTTAACGGCATTAACAAAAGTAGACATTTTCACTTTCCTTTTTCAACAGATTGAACTTTTTTCAAATTTCAAGTTTGATTTTTTTAGTTGCTGAACTCAATCTAGATTCTTAATATACTCTACACACTATTTAAAGTCAACGGGTTTCTATTTTTCGGTGGGAATTGAACCCACTACACTCTGTTTACAAGACAGATGCTCTACCAAATGAGCTACGATGGCTTACGCCATTGATTGTTTGCTGTAAGAAACCCAAAACTTTTAGAAACTGGAGTTTTCTAGATCAGACATCTTAGCGTCTAGACGGAAAACTCTCATCCGAGGAAGAACCGCTACACGAAAATGAGGGATATAATCGCCCTTCTTCGTTTCGTGGTTATAAACCCATTTCGCGCCATAAACCTGTTCAATTTTAACAGCCACAGGCTTGTATTCTGTAACAAGGTCATACTTAGTATGACCACGTTCATCCTTGATGATATTACCTTCAATGTCTCTCGACACAACGCTTCGTGAAACATTTTGATAATAAGCTCCTACGAACTTACCCTTACGAAACGTCGTAGACTTCCACGATGTACCAGCATAGATAATATCTTCACCGGGATTAATCGTTTGACCAAACATATTAACGAATGGTACTACCTTAAGATCTGCCATCACTTTCTCCATAATTATAATTCAACAGGATCGCGTTTGCTTAACGTGCTACTATTACACCAAGGACCCATCAGATACACACGAAGACGATTTGCCGAAGCATTCTTACCCATCTTAAGGAACAGCTCCGTATGTATTTGGTGGATCCCCTCGGATTTGCACCGAGACCTTTCCTTTTCAGAGGAATGCATTTTATGCGGAAACGATCCTAAAACTCAACGGGATTGCTTTTTTGCGTTTTTGATTAAAAGTCAAATGCATAAAAGTTTGCTGTAACAATCCCAAAACTTTTAGTCTAGTTTAGACCAGTCAAGTATCTTAGCTTTTAACGCCTCATACTCTTCTGACTTATAAGTTGATCTACCATCTTTACCGTAGTACTTGTGGATGCGTAGCCCTTTCGGTCCATACTTAGCTACCATGTCGATAATTCTCGGCAATATAGCGTTATGGTAAAGTGCCTCATCATACCTTTTCGATTCGACCTGTTTATAGTTTAGGCCATTTAGAAATGCACGAGCGAGGTGTGTAGCTCTAGATTCATTTCGTACCACTGTTTTACGGTGATGCTGAAGATTATACCATTTACTATGGTAAGGATAAAACATCCCATCAAACATATTCGCATTTTGAATCTGATGATGTTGTTTTAGCCAGTTAATCTGGTTACGAATCTTTTGTTCTTCCTTACGGATGATCGCAGGTTCGAGAGCTAGATGTTTAGATTTGATTTTTAATTCGATAGACATTGTTTTCCTCATGATTTGTATACTACTATGTTTGGTATAAAAAGTCAAGGGAAATTTTAGGGTGGTTTGTGTTTCTAGTACAAATATGTCTTCATGTTATTCTCCTAATAAAGTGGTGACCCCAGTGGGATTTGAACCCACATCAAGTGTTTTAGAGGCACCTGCATCACCAGATCATGCTCTAGGGTCAATTCAACAGGTTGTATTTTCTACTTTTTGATTAGTGTGAGAAATCGAAACTCACGTAGTGACGCCAAAAGGGGTCGCATTTTTATGGTTTGCAGTATACAACCTATGTTCAACAGGATAGTTTTCTATATTCGCAGAATCTGCAAATGTTGGATTCGAACCAACAATGAACCAATTTGGATCATTTGCTGAACCTATCCTAAAATCTACGGGATGGTCGAGTGGACATTAGTTTTATTCTTGCAGAGCCTAACTCCTCTGCCATATTCCTAATTTAGTAAGAACCGAGCTAATCAAAGGGGACTAGCGCCCTCCTGCCTCCTTTATCAGGACACAAGCGTAAAGAGAAGCCCGAAAGCTTCGTGCTTTGATCAATGATCGTTGCTGTACTCATCCCAAAACTTGGTAATTCTATTTAGCGCCGAGCGCGAGCCTTGCGCTTCTTAGAGCCAATTTTTCTGCGTCCTTTACGAGGACGATTCTTGTGTGGGTGCGACATACTTCCTCCATTACAAATTGGTGCCCCCTGTCAGATTCGAACTGACCCTTGAGCGATTTTAAGTCGCTTTCCTCTACCGCTGGGATAAGGAGGCTTTCTCATTATTTATGTATATTACTTAGATTCAGATTTAAAGTCAAGCTTTAAATGACTTCTGTGGACTCTAACCCGTATTTGGTCGTTATAGTAGTCGTTGGATTCAAGTACTCGGGACTCAAACTGATACCTCGCCTCAAGGTAGTTGGCGGTACCGCGCGATTTACATAGGTCGAGGATTTCTCTTCTAAAGTTCTCTGCGCCCAACTCGACAACGTCTCGCTTGAGGGTATCGTTGCTACCATAGTAATCCCGCCAGTCGCTTTCGGTAACGACTTTCTTTTTGCGAGTCTTACCTTTGATCTTCTTAGTGCGAGTTTTCGTGAGTAGTTTCTTACCAATGTACTTCTTCCCACTTTGGAGGTTAGTGATGAGATAGACAAAAGCAACGTACCCCTGAATGTCCTCATCACTAACTTCCTTATCTTTGTATATCCACATAACGTACTCCAAAAGGAGTATTTATGTCAGTCTTCAGAATCTCCATAAGGATTAGGATTCTCATCCCATTCTTCTTCAAGATCCGCCAAGTCTTCTTGAAGAGAGTTACCACAGAATGGGCAATACTCAGGTGTATCTTCTTCTTCGTGAATTATAGTAAACTCAGTTTCACATACTGAACAAGTTATTTCCTTTTCCATTCTGGATCCTTTCTTAGATTTCGCATCCACCAGCAACGCAAGCTAACTCCTGCGTGCCTGTAGTTGTGTCTTGCTTTTCATATTTAGCAAGGTCCATCCAGTTGACGATCTTAGGCATCTTGGCTGCAAGTGCTTCGTACTCTTCCTTTGTGCAGTCCTGATACGGGGCTTGTTTATAAACGTGATCGCTAAATGGCAAGAACGAAACGCCTGACATCTCATCGAAGTGTTCATATACCCAAGCACCAACACTCATCCACTCTTCTTCCTTAACAGAAACAGTGATAGAAGGCTTGTGCTCACACCAGTGACGCTGATAAGTCAACCAAAGCTCAAGTTGTTCAATGGCAGTCATATCTTTACGGAACACAGCATGCTCAGGAGACTTTTGTGGGAACGAGAACACATACGTATGATCTGGCTTAGTAATATCATCCTCGACAGGGAAACCCATGTCCTTCATCATAACTGCGAGAGGATCCTTCTTATCTGCACGAACAGTTCTAATATAATAAGGAGAGTGACGAGCATGAATGCCACTTGCAGAGTCGACCAACTGTGATACCGTTCCACTAGGTTTGACGCAAGTAATAGCAGCGGAGACAGGAATATTAAGTTTAGCAGCCCATAACTTGTTAGTTTTAACAGCTTCTTCACGGAGACCCTCCAACATATCACCAATATTAAACAGTCCTGTAGCTTGTGTTGCACGACCGTTTGTGTATTCATTGTCCATAATACCAGTCAACGAAACACCAAGAAGTCTTTCCTCTTCGCAGTTCTCCTTCCACTTCTTGTTCAGGTATTTGAAGTTGGTAAGTGTGGATTGGAATGTACCAAGGATAGTCGCGAGCTTGACTTTGTGCTTGAGGGTTTCTGGGGTATCGTCACCTCTAACCACGACCTCTGTAAGGTTACAAAACTCCCTTGAACGGAGAATGATTTCGCTACATGGGTTGGTGCCAAAATCGTGATCCGGATCTCTTCTTCCATATTTCTCAGCCTGTTTCTTTGATGCAGTTCTACTAAAAATGCCACGTTCGCCAGAGCGCGACTCATAGAGGGAAAGCCACTCACGCATGAAGATGCCAGGTTCAGGCTTTTCCTTACCAACGTAAGAGTTGTTTGCGAGAGCGCGTTGTACATTCTCCTTCCACCAGTCACCAGACTTAGCATGGCGCATTCTATCATCACTAAGGTCAGAAAGAGAAATAAGCGCGGATCTGCGTACGCCGCCCACAACCACAATTTCAGCGATCTTACAAACGATGTCATGGCACTCCAATGTAGTCAAACGACGACCAGCAGCCTTCTTGAATGTTGCAACCGCAAAATTAAACAAATCGTTCAACGGAGCAGGACCAGAAGCTCTGCCGCCGAACACCTTCAATGGTGCGCCAGCAGGACGTACCTTTGACAAATCCCACTTAGGAATTTGACCAGCATAAAGAAGATGAATGAGTTCTTTAAGAGCCTTTGCCCAACCCAACTTGGAGTCAGCCACAAGGATAGTAGTGTCAGTTGGAAACAATTCGTCTGGGATCACAGGCAGTTGATCCACATACTTAGATTCTACTGAGAAACCTACACCAGTACCATTCATCAAGACGTAAAGGATTTCATCGAACGAACGAGGGCTATCAACTGCAACATATGAACAGTTATAACCAGAAACGTTTTCGCGCTTGAGTGCTTCGCCAGCAGTCATCAAGCAACGCATAGAAGGCATAATATCAAGGTTCAACACAGCTTCTTCCAACTGCTTACGTTCTTCAGCAGTGATAGTGTATCCAGTCATTTCCTTGACGTGTTCATCAAAGAAATTAAAATAACGGGCGACTGTTTCGTCCCAGTTTTCTCGACGGTTTTCTTCCCACAGCCAACGGGCATAACGAGACTTATGAATGAACTCTTGATACAGAGACGGTAACATATTACTGCCTGACATACGGATACTCCTAGTTTTTTTATTGTTTATTATTTTTGAAATGCTGAATTATCTTAATCAGCTGTTTAATTTCTTCTTTGGTAAATAATATTCTATCAGTCATTATTCAACACATTCTTAAGTGAAGGAAACTTATTCACGATCTGTTCCCAACATTCAGTTGCGATTAAACGATGTTCCTTCTGCGTTCCGTTTCCCATACGTAATTCACAGTAGTGGATCCATGAACGGAGTGATCCTGACATATACATGCGTGACATAGTGAGACCTTCAGGAAGAACAGAACGAGCAACTTCCTTTGCGATACCATTCCTGATTGCCCATTCGTAAACTTCCATAGTCTCGTCAATCAATCTTTCTTGCATAGACTCCCACATATCAGGCACTTCATCGTCCTTATCTTTTGGAATCTCAATGCTATTTTGACGGTTCTTCTTATCTTGATAACGTGTTTCGCGCGGCTCAGACATTTCAGTAACAGCAGCATAACGCTGTGAAAACTCTTGAAACGAGAACGAGCGATGACGAAGGATTTGTCTTGCAATGTCGCGCGTGGTATTGATTTCCATAACTACATGCACCATCTCAAACGGTGACCAGTGCTTGTTCTTCACAAGATACTTGAGCAACTTTTCACTATCTGGATTGTCCTGATTAGCAGGATTGGACACACGAGCACAATATGCAATAAAACTTTCAGCACTCATAAGATGGAACGTATCAGGTTTACCTTCTACAGGCAGCTGAATGTTACAATGCGTCATCGCAATAAGTTTCACGTTACTCATAATATTATACTTCCTGATACGTTCTTACAAAAATGCTATCCTTGCAGGGATAAAACTCGCCAGCTACACCCTTGATAATCCAGTCGCCATCATCAGCAGTCATACGACCTTCGAGTGTGTCGATCCAAATAGTGGGAGGGCTAGTTTGCCAACCAACAGTAGCACTATTCATCCAATCAACGATCGGCTGTACAGTCTCAGGTCCGTCAATTTGCATAGCCTCAATAGCCACAGGTTTCTTTCTAAAGGTTCTTGGTGTCATAATATCCTCATATTGTATAAGCACTGATTCTCCAAGCATCTGGAGAATCCCATCCATGTTTCTTTATGTATTCATTCTTGGCAACAATCTCTGCATCAATCTTTGACTTGGCTCTAACCTCAAATGTATCAGCCTTGCCCTTCTCATACTTGATAGGAGTAAGGTTGACCTTATACATCTTTGAGCCCTTCATCTTCTGCTTTACGACCTTGAGATAGTCAACAGGCTTATTGTGCCAAATGTCTTCCATTTCAGCCTTGGTAATCATCATTTGTTTCCCTTTACAAAAGCATTATTCAATGAAACAACATAACTGGCATGCTCAAGGCTACCACCAACCATAGTAAACAAACATTTACCATTTTTGTCAACAATAGCAATATCCTGATTGTTGAGATCACCACCCCAATCCATGCGAATAGACCACGGACGATCACCGTCTGCACGGCTCGCCAGCGTTTTCATTCGTTGTTCGTCGTGATAGTCCATTATACTTTGCTCCATTTGGTCAATGCCAGTTTCGCAGCTAGATCTCGATAAGTGTTATTATCGATAATGTGATTAATAAAATCCGGAGAAAGACCAGCAAGGACCATGTCGTTAACATCCTTGTGTTCTAGATTCTCTGGCCATATACACACATTATACCCGTTCATAATACTTTTGTCAAGCTTTTTTATTGTCTCTCTTGATCTTGGTTCATTATCATAAACAATAACAAGTTT